CCGTCTTCGGAGGAAGCTAATCCATAAACAGTAACGCAACGGTTTTGCTTGATGTCCATAGATAATTAAGATGACGGAAAGTCAAAGCAAGTGTTGCCCTTCAAGTCCGGCGCTGCAGTCTCCTCCGCCATACATTGCCATCGTGTTGCTTAGCATCTGGTAGCGGATATTACTGCGTAACTGACATGCCCGCTTTGAGTCGATAGCGGACTGTTGCGGTAGGTCTGCAACGCCTCACCACGCGGCCGGCGACGTCGTTGCAAATACCTGCCGTGACCGTGATTACCCGGCTGATGGCAGCTCGTCTCCGTATTCCCAAGCCAGGTAAGCGCGCATTGCGGCGACCAAGGGAGACACGTCTGGTCGGCTGTAGTCGTCGCGCTTGCTGTGCCTCGCCATCCATCGGCCGAAGTCGTGAACCAAGTCGATTTTCTCGTGCTCTATGATCGGACCAGCGTCAGACCACTTGGTCGACGGACTGAATCTTGCGAGTGGCTCTGCTTCGACTAGTTGGCCACTATCAAGGCAGTTAAAGATGACAACGTACCGTTGGGGACTATCTTGCGCGTAGACCGGTTCATATCCAGCAGCTTTGGCGACCCAATAGTCGAGCAGCGGGCCAGCCTCGAGGTAGGCGATTTTCATAAGCACTCCGTTTCCATGCCAGCATTCTAATAGGAGGTTCCGTGAGCAACATATTTCTCACCGAGGATGACCTAGTCATTCTGACTGGGCGCCCGCAAAAGTCGAAGCAGATCGAGCAGTTGCGCAAAATGGGGTGCCGTTCTACTTGAACGCGCTTGGCAGGCCCATAGTGGCGCGGGCGGTTATCGAGGGACGTAGAGAGACTGCAGCCACGCAGGAGAAAAAGTGGGAACCGAAGGATTGATGAGTTGGAGCGGTTTGGGTATAGGCATGCTACTCCCGCCATTATTTCCGAGCTCGATGCAACGGTTGATTATGGGCTAGGCCATCCGACTTGGCGAAATACGAAGTCGTGGTTGCAGCGCACAGCCGCACTGCAGCAGTAAGCAAGGCAGTCGGATAGTGGTGTTCTTCACGGTGTACCATGCTTGCTGCAGAAATCCTGGAGACAACGATGCACTTGCAGTATTTCGGAACAATCGAAAGCAACGGCCGTAAAGTTGAAGCCATGCTGTCCATGGATGTGGATAGACCAGCGGAGTGCATGCTGCACGTCTGGGGCGAAGGTGTTGTGCCGAAGGCGCTTCTTTGTGAACGCCAGATACTCGATGACGGCGCACACCTTTTGATACCGCGCGTCCTGTTCCTTGTAGGGGAAAAGGGCGGTATCTACCCTGCGGCAGTACCCGAGGAAGATCGAGCAAGGTTTGACTCTACGCGAGCTACGTTACGAAGCGGCCACGACGGCGCCTTTCATGGATCGTGGGTCAATGGCATGGATGAAAGCGGGACCATCCACTTTCAGTCAAGCGCACCAACGGAAGTCAAAGCTGTCGATTGCAACTGCTGGGCAGATTTTCGTGAGTGGGCGAACGCCATGCGCCGGGACAAGCAGGCCATCTACTTTCGGGGACACGGATCGAGCCGCTTCGCGCTGACGACAACTTTGCAACGGAACGGCCGCAATCGACTCGAACGGTATTGCGCTGAAACGCTGCACCAGTTCCATCGGCATGCTGAGGCAGCGCTCAACATCCGTATCGACATGAACAACGGTGACGACTACTCCATGTTGCTTGGTTTGGCGCAACACTTTGGCCTTCCTACTCCGTTACTCGACTGGTCTACCTCTCCATACGTAGCAGCATACTTCGCGTTTGCCGATGCATTGGAGAACCGGACGGCACGTACAGACGTAGAGAAGGTACGCATTTTTGCGCTTACCGAGCCATTCGTGGCCAGCCATCGGTCGCAAAATGTCGTCCTGCCTTATTTCAAACCTTACGTGTCTCCGCTAGAAATGTCTTTCCGAAATAACCCACGCCTTTACGCACAACAGGGTTGTTTCATTGTTACGAATAATTCGGACCTTGCCGGCGTTATCAAGAAAGCTGAAATCGACACTGGCAGAGAGTACCTATTTGCTGTGGACCTGCCTGCCACGCTTGCCGTAGAGGTGCTAAAGGACTTGGCGTACATGGGACTTTCTGGTGCTACGCTGTTCCCCGGCCTAGATGGCGTGAGCCGGATGCTGAAGCATGAAATGGCCTTCGGACACCCCGGACCCGAGGTTGCGACTCAGCCTGCACAAGACCCGCCCGCTCTGCCGGACGGCGGTCCAATTTGACTATGCCCCAGCTAGACCAGTCGAGGGCAGTCTACCTTGCGGGGGCCAGATTCAATTGAACCACTAATACTAGACCAAATTTAAAAGACTACTTATAATAGACTCATTGATCGGCATTCATCGGTGTTGATTGCCATAGATAAACCAAGGCAGAAATTCCATGAAAGGAACTCCCATGTTTATCCGCGCATACCTTCGGGCATCGACTAAAGAACAAGACGCCAGCCGCGCCAAGAGCCAGCTGGAAAACTTCGCTGCGGAACGTGGGTTGAAAATCGCCGCCTTCTACATAGAGAACGAGAGCGGGGCATCGTTGGAGCGTCCGGCCTTGTTCGAATTGATTGCTGACGCATCGATCGGCGACATTCTTCTGATCGAGCAGGTCGACCGCCTATCTCGTCTGAACGAGGTCGACTGGACCAAGCTGAAGCAGTCGCTCAACGAGAAGCACATCAAGGTTGTTGCTTTAGATCTCCCGACCTCCTGGATGATGACGTCGACGGACGAGACGACTGCACGCATGTTCGACGCCATCAACAACATGATGCTCGACATGCTGGCCGCGATCGCGCGGAAAGACTATGTGACCCGCCGGCAGCGCGCCGCCCAGGGCGTCGAGAAGGCCAAGGCAGCCGGCAAATACAAAGGGCGCCCCGAAGACACCGAACGCAACACGCTGATCCAGAAGCACCTGAAGGCTGGCGTGTCGAGCTGGCAAGAAATCATGGAATTGGTGGGTTGCAGCCGCGGGACGGTTGCCAAGCAAGCCGCCTTGCTGCGAACCGCGAGTTGAGGCGGTAAATCTCGCAGCATGACAAGCCGGCCCTGCCCCGGCTTTTCTATTTTTCTCTCCCTCGACTATGTTGCTGGTAGAGCGTACGCAATCACGCCTGCCTAGGGCGAAGGCTGAGGGTAAGACGCTGAGTCGCCCATCTAAGACAAACGACGAGCAGCGGCGCCAGATTGTGGCCGACTATGCGGCCGGTCACAGCGTGAGCGAGCTGGCCCGCCGCTTCACCGTCTCGCGCGCCAATATCCTCGGCATTGTTAAGCCTATTTGATCGTGTATTCTGCGCAACTGTCGGAGCCATACTTCCGGCTATTATCCCGCATACAAACCCCTTTGCTTCCATCCCAACCGCGTGCCTTGTACGCCGAACAAGTCCAGCAGCATACCTTCCTGACTTCGGGCTCAATGCTCGCCGCTCGTTCGTCCGTTTGCTGCGCTATCGGCTCAACCGCTTTCCCGCAGTGTTTGCACAGCACCGCCTGCGCTTTGATGTCCTCTGCACAATGCGGACACTGCCGCACAGTAGCGCCGGCCGATGAGGTTCCTTGACTGGAACCGAACCCAATCAACATGATACCTGCGAGAAATGTAACGGCAGCACCCATCAGATGATTGCGCCTATCATCCATCAGGCCAACGTTATTAACTTCGCGGATCGAAGTGTACCCACTGCCGACGAACACCGGATCAACAGGCACTGCTGTCTTCATGTTGAACGCGACAATGCCCCATACGAGTCCGATAATAGTGAGACAAACTCCCAAGCCCTTCATGTGCTCCCTTTCATATGGCCGTGTCTTACGAATTGACAACAGTAGCACTGCCATTGACATTTTGAAACCACTTTCGTGCCTTGCGGTTTTTCGCCTATATATATTGGGTCGCCATGTGATTTTTCGTGAGATTTCAAAGACTGTCACTAATTAGCGCGGCCCTGTCTCGACCGTGCAAAGCCAGGACTGCGCATAGTTCACCACCTGGCCATCGACCTGTACCCGCTCAAACCCCGCAAGCGTAAATCGCCCCTCGCTCATCCAAATCAGATGAGGTTCATACAGGATCTCCTGGCGCCGGATCGGGCCTATGCCGGCGTCGAGTCGCGCCACCTTCACTGTACGGCCCACTCCATCGTCCCGGACGTCGAGCACTTCCAGCTCACCTGGTGTAGGCGCGGTCTCTCGCAGGGACCATTTGGGCAGATCGACGCCAGCACGGCGCATTTTCGTAACTCGGCATTTCATGGCATTACTGTATGCGCATACAGTATTTTTGACAATAGTATCTATGGATAGCTGCTGGTATCCCCTTCTACCCAATGATAATAGGCCTGTAAGTTCATCGTGATGCGCCCGTCCGGCGCCTTGCGGAAGTGCCGACCCTGAAGCCAAACGCCGTCCTCGATCTTCCTGCGCACTGCCTTGTCGGTATAGCCGGTCAACTGGCAAAACAGGGGGAGCAGCATCCACTTGAGCTGGATTGATAGTACCGACACGGTCTCTCTTGGATCGTCTGGTTTTGCTCTGTGCATCCTGCCTCCGGTGTTGCTCTTGAACATAGCCGCACCATAACATTTGATAACAAGTGCTCAGCCATTTCTATCCCTATCTACTTTAGATATGGACCTGAGCATTTCTTAGCATTTTCGTGCGTACCTGGTGCGTACCAAGTCCGTGCGTACCAAGCCAGCTTTCCCGCCTTCCCATAGCGAAACCCTATCCAAGGTCAGGGAGTGCGCACTCCGCTGCGAACTTATCGCCCGCAGATTGAGCGGGCTGAAGTGTTGCTCTCCCTATGAAAATCACTAGGTTGAGCCTGCGTGCAGTGCGTACTTATCAATATGTGGCGTATTGTTCCGATATCAGCTTCGACACCATTTTTCGCGTTTCCCCGTTACGGCTAGGAGAGAGAAATGTTCGCTGTGCGTTGCCTCGTCTTACTGCTCTTGACCTACTACGCTTGGGGTATGGGCCATCTCCCGGCCGGAGAACTTAATGCGTTCGGCCGCTTCGTTTCCCTCGCCTTCTTCCCTCTCTTCCTGCTGCTGTACATGCTTCCGACCTACGAAGCATGGAAGAACGAGCATCCGAATCTGGCGGCGATCGCCTTGGTCGACCTGTTCCTGGGCTGGACTGTTTTAGGCTGGGTTGTCGCGATCGTCTGGGCGTTCAGGAAGCCCGAGCCTGTCGCAATTTCATTACGGCATGCAGAAGGTGCTACGCCCGCGCCCCAGCCAACACGCCAAACGAAGACGTGTGCATTCTGTGCCGAGGAGATCCTGGCTGCAGCTATTAAGTGCAAGCATTGCGGTAGCGACGTCCGTGCTTAACTTACCTTTTTTGGCAAGAAATAACGATTGAGAGGAATGAGATGTCCAATTTGAACAGACAGCAGATCTGCGCTGCTCTAGGAGTGAGCGAGTCCACTATCCGACGTCTGGAGCAGAGTGGGCTACCATATACTCCCGTCGGCCGACGAGCGAAGCGGTACGACTTAGAAGAATGCAAGACTTGGCTGAGGGGGAACTACCCGTATCAGCCCCAAAAGACGGAAAACAAGGCCGTAAGCACATCGGCATTATGGTCAGCTGCAAAAGAGTTCACAGAATCTTGCCGAAAGGTGCAGTTACGGGTAAAGCCAAGCTGATCAAGGTGGACTTACACCAGCAGACCGCCTACGTGACGAGGTGTTCTCCCCATCACGTAGCGCCGCCTTTCCGTCAAGGTCCTGTCTAGGTTAGGCAACCCATCAGCCGTTCCTGCTCAGGGACCGCTGTATGTGACGCCCAGCATCCGCGCCCCATTGCGCCGCACTCGCCCTCGAGGCGCCGGCTGGCGGAGTCACATTCACGTTGACGATGGTTGGCTGAGTTCGCCGATCGGCGCCGCCCCCCTTTGGCTCGACCGTCCCGCCCTGCGAACCCATCATCAAATACTGCTTGCCGGCGACCTCCAGCAGCTCAGGCTGATCCCTGCCCTTTTCGTTGACGCGATACATGCCGCCAGCCGAGACAGGGCCACCAAGCTCACGGGCGCCCCGTACCTTGACTGCGCTCGCAACTGCCGACTCGGACTCATCCTTGACACCGAGACGATCGAGCAGGCCTCCGAGCAAATTCGCCGACGATTCGCCTTCGACTTTGCTGCCGGCGATTGATTGCAGCAGCGTCGAGACGGTGGAGCGTGTTTCGACGGTCTTCGCCGCCTTGGAAAACGGCGACTTTTCTGCCTTGGACTCGGCCAGGATGCGGGCGACGATGCTCATGCCCAGGTTGTCGCGGTGGCGCGGGTCGGCAGCGTGCAGCACTTCCTCGCGCCTGCCCTTCGGCCCACCCATCAGGATTGCTGGCACCTCGTTGTGCTTGAGCTTCTCGCCCGCCTTGTCTGCCGCTTTGCCGACGATGCCGCCAGTGTGATAGCGCGGCGCGCCAGCAAACATGCTCATCGAGACATTGCGGGTAGCCGGAGGTTGCCCGACAATGCCGCCGCTGTGGAAGATGCCCGTCGCCGCTACCGCAGCCTCGTAGGCGCCCGCCTCTCCTCCGCCTCCAAACAAGCTGGCGATGGCACCGAACAGTCCGCCACCACTACCGCTCGTTGCACTGCTGGTCTGCATCGCCATCACCGCCGACTGGAACAGGCCCACGATGCCGGGTAGGCGTACCATCGCGTCGCCGCCTAAATGGGCCGCGTTCGCCATCTTCAATACATCGGAGGCGGTGGTGGTCGCTTGGGTGCTAAACAGGGAAAGTGACTTGGTTGCGTCTCCCTGTACTCCTGCCAGTTCTGCATCAACCGGTGGCGGCTGGGTTGGGTCATAGCTGGACGCCAGACCGTCCAGACTTGCACGCTCCCCACTGACCTCGCCGGCCGACTTGCTTGGAGCCCCTAGCAGTGGCTTGTTAAGTGCGTTCGCTGCATTCTCGGCTGCGACCCTGAAGGCATCTACGGCACTGATCGACGCTTCAATCGCCGCGGTCTGCTGCAGCAATGCAGCCTGCTTCGGATCGGCCTTGATACCCAGCGCATCCTTGAAGACACCTGCGAGAGCGCCATCGCCTTCGGTCAGCTTCGTGAGCTTGTCCTTGAAGTAGGCCTGCAGAGGGTCCTGGATCAGGACTTTGCTGATACTGGCAGAAACCTGCTGCGCCGCCGGTTCGAGCACGGTCTTGCTGAAGGCGTTGAGAGCGGTCTTGCCCTTCGATTCGACCTTCAGGCCGTCGCTTTCCCCTTGCAGCTGGTTGATCCGCTTTTGCAGACTTGCCTTGTTGCGAACGTCCTTCTCCTCAGCCAGGTAGCCGCGGAGCTGGTCGATGCGGCGGGAATACTCGTCCTTTTGGGATTTGATATCGCGCTCCGACTCGCTGCGGCGCTGGCTGTAATACTCGACAAAGGCGTTCGGGGCATTGCTTACGGTCTGCGCGAGTCCCGCGGCCAACTCGCGGTTGGCGTCGCGCAGCCGCTGCAAGGCTGGATCAATCGCCTTTGCCGCTTTAGCGTAGCTCAAGGCCAGGTCGGCAGCGAAGGCTTTGAGCGCTGGGTTCTGCGAGGCTTCGGCCAGTTCCTTTGCCTTCGCCGCCAAGGCGCCAAGCTGCCCCAACTCCTGCGAGCGTAGCTGGTAGAGGCCCTGCTCGGTCTCGGTCAGCGACTTGCCGGACTGCTCGGCCGCATCAAGGTAAGCCTCTTCGGCGCGCGCGCTGTTGCTGGTCAGGAGCGAGGTTTGACGCTGTACCTCGTTGAACTGGTTCAGTATCTCGGTGCGGCGAGTCAGCTGGCTGATTTCTTCGTCCGTGATCTGTCCGGCCGGCAGTTTGGCAGATTGCGCCGCAAGCACCTTGGCGCTTTCGATCGCCAACTGAGAGCGTACCGTTGCGGCGCCGGCCTCGTCACCTTCCATCTGCAAGAGATTGGCGCGGTAGTTGGCGACCTGCTCGGACAAGGCTTTGAAGCTGGCTGTCCGCTCCTCGTTAAGGAGAACGATATCGCGAGACTTCTTCGTCTCTACCTCTTCACGCTTGACGCCGATCTCGGTGATACGGGTCTGGGTCTGGACACGCTCGGACGGGTCTTTCGTCTGCTTCAGGTGCTCCTGCAGGCGTGCACTTTCCTTGTCCAGCTCCGTGATCTGCGCATTCGCCACGTTTTCGATGACCTCGCGGCGCTGGTCCATGAGCGTGCTCAGCGAGATGGTGCCGTTCCGGTATGCCGTTTCGACAAAGGCGTTCTGGAACTGGTAGGTATCACGCTCCTTCTCGAAGACATCCTGAATGCCCTTCAGGTCATTCTGTAGCTGGGCGCGCAGGACTTGGGCGGCCTCACTGTTCTTCGGCGGCGTAAATTCCTTCTTGAGCTCGGCAAATGCGGTCTTTTGATCGGATGCGCTTACCGGCGTACCAGCGGCCGCCCTGTCCTTGAAGCTGCGGTTCAACTCATCGAGCTTTTCCTTGTAGAGCGATGCCGCCTTGCCCCTCCTCAGGTAACCGTCGATGACGCTCTTGGCCGTGATGCCCGCCTGCTGAGCCTCTGCATCGGCCGCCTTGTTGAAGGCATTCGCCTCAGTTACGGCTTGGCCGGCCAGCGCATCCTGGAGCTGGTACTCAAGACTGTGAGTGTCGTTGCCCGCCAGCTGCGCGGTACGGCTCTGCGGCGCCGGCGCGAATGGGTTGCTGCGGTTGCGCGACTCTCGGATTTTGGCGTCCAGGTTGGCGATCTTGCTCTCGATCGTTTCAGTCCGGCCGATATCGTAGGCGGCATCCCAGAAGTTAGACCAGGCACTCTTCGCCGACCGCAAGGTGCGCTCGATGGTACCGAGGTTCGGGTCGAGCTGGTGCAGGCGATCAATCAAGGCGGTGATAACGACACCTTGCGCCTTCGCCGCATCGCCCGCCTTCTCGAAGTCCTCAGCGAGATCGATCTGCTTCGCCGTAATGAAATTCAGCGTGCGGTTATGTTCCTCGGCCCACTTCGAGGGCGAGCGCGCCATGTTGGCGAAGTCCTTGATGACTTCATCTGCCGCCCTGTCTGTCGCCTGCGCATACAGTGCGATCGCTTCGGTGGCCTGAGCGAATACCTGTGGGCCGATCTGGCCTGAGCCGAGCGCGGCTTGTGCCGCCTCCCGCGCGGCGCTGGCCGTAACCTGACCATGAGAAGCAATCTCCCGGGTAAGCGAGTTGATCTTGCCCTCAGTCTGGCCGGCGTAATTACCTGTCAGGACTACAGCGTCAGCGAAGCCTTTACTCTGACGTGACCCTTCGTAGTAGGCCATCGCTAGTGCGCCGACTGCGGTAGCGGCGCCACCAATCGCCACGCGCGCCGGAGTGATGGCACTCAGTACAGCCCGGAACGCACCTCCGGCCCCGCCGAAGGTGCCGGATAATTGCGAGCCCTGTTGGATGAAGGCGGTCAGCGGCGACTGACCCGATGCGACTTGGACAAAGAAGTCGTTGAGTTGGAACGACAGCTGCTGTTGTTGATGGGCGGTCAGGGTCGATTGACGGCCGAGTGAGTTGAGGGCAGTCCGGTGGCGGTCCGCTGCATCTGCGGCGCTCCGCTGCGACCGTGCGGCGGCGGCACTGGCGGTCGACACTGCTGCCTGGGCAGACTGCATTCGCGTCTGAGCTGCTGCGATGGCCTCGGTACTGCTCGAGGAAGACCGGGATGCGTTGTCGAAGGCTGTTTGGGCCGCTGCTGCCCGTGCCGTCGCTACTGCCAGTCGGGCCTGCGCCGCTTCATTCCGCGCATTGGCTTCTGCCAGGCGCAGCCCGGCTTCGGCGGCGCGGCCCTCTGCTGCGGTAAAGGCGTTCGTGGCCGTTGTACCGTGTGCCGTGGCTGCGGCAAAGGCACTCATGCCCGACGGGTTCGGAGCATTCGCGATCACTTCCGAAACACTTGTGCTCGCAGGCGCCTGCCGAGCCACGATCTGTGACATGACGGGCTGTTGCGCCGGCGCTGGGATGCTCGCACGGCTCAGGTCGGCAATGGAGCGGCGTGCGTTCTGCGCCTGGGCAGCGACATTTGCCAGAGCAGCAGCGGTCGCGGAGATGCCCTGCGGCGCGTCCATGCGGATCGGCGTCGCGGCAATCTGGCGATACGACCCAGCAGCCGCAGCAGCAGCGGGCGCGAGTTCAGCCAATGCGCTACGCTGTGCACGGGCGGCAGCGGTCAGGCGCTCGACGGTGGTTTGAGCGCGCCCAGCATCGACTGCCAGTTGCGCAGTCTGCGAGCCGGTAGCCGTAGGAACGCGCTGGCCCGTTGCTGCGCTGACGATGGGTTGAGCCACGAGCGGCGCCCGGGTTGCCGGCGCGGCCGAGGTTGCGAGCACGGTAGTGCGAGGCGTCGCAGCGATGGCGCGGTTCGCTTCGGTGACGGTCGTAGCAACGCGAGTGGCCTGCGTCGCGGTCGCCGACATGGCTTGCGCCACTTCTCGCATCGCGTTCGGGCTGGCCTGCGGCGCGGCGGTCAATGTTGCTGCGGCGGCCGACGGTGCTCGCGTGCTGGCAGGTGCGGCAGGTGCCGCGGTTGGCTGACGGTACGTCCTGGCGGTGCTCTCGGCAACCTGCGTCAGTTGTGCGAATGCGCCGCGGCTGGCATTAACCGCCTCTGTCTGACGCTCGATCGCCAGGCGTGCGCCGACTGCTGCGCTGGCCAGTTGACCAAGGTTGGCGGTGCCGGCAGGGCTGATGGTGAGGGCGCTCGATGCGGTAGTTATCGTTGGCCGATCAGCTTGCACAGTACGCGGGATGACTGGGTCGTTCGAAACCCGCGCATTTGTGAGAACGTCGCGGATCGAATTGCCAGCAGTTTCCCGGCGGGTTCGCATCGCGGCCAGCATTTGCCCGACCTGGCGGGTTGCATCCTGCCCCAGTGCGTTCTGCGCTTCTTCAAGGGTGCGGGTGCGATTGATACCGTTGGTTAGAGCTGGGACCAGCGTTTGGGCGATCGTGCGACCCTCCGCAATGGAAGCAGCCGTGACTCGGCCGGCAGAAGTGGCAGCTGCATTGCCGGCATTGACCATTCGGTCGAAAGCGGCGGCAGCGGTTCCCACTTGGGAGCTGTCGACGGCTAGTGTGAGAATTGTCCTATCCATATGGGGACCTTATATTCGAGTGTGAGTTACGGGATAGCCGCCAAAGTGCTCAGGCCATCGCTTCTTCGGCCACCTCGGCGTTACGCTCTTCGACCCGCGCAAGCAGCCAGGCATCTACTTCTGCCTCTACCCAGCCGACGTGGCGATCGCCAAGACGTACAGCTGGCGGGAATTTGCTCGATCGCATGTAGTTGTAAATCGTGGTGCGGCCGAGAGTGGTTTTCTCGGTAACGCGCTCGATAGGGATGATGTTCATGACCTACTCCCAAAAGCGCCCACCAGGCACAGGGCAAAGGGCGGGCGAGTTAACGAAAAAAGCCGGCTGCTGTCAGGCGAGCCGGCTTTGGTGTTGTGCGTTAGACGTCAATAGCGTTCTACTGAACACGCATGAGCAAAAAAAAAGCCGAACCTTTCGGCCCGTGCTTTCTTAAGAGACAGTTTTACAGACTATCTAATTGAGGTCGATTTTACGTTGATTTGTAAAACGTCAGAAGGGACTATTTTGTAAAGGAAACTCTTTACACTCGGCAATTTGAATCAGCCCAACTAGCTACATTCAATCTCTTGCGCTTTCGCGATCAGTTGAGCGAGCTCCCAGGCGCGGCGCGCGAAGGCTCGCGACCGGTTGTAGTAGGTAGGGCGACTGATGCCCAGCTTGTTGGCCTGCCGCTTGATATGGTCGGCTTCCTCGACATACATCAGGCGGAAACACACCATCTCATCAGCGTATTGCGGCTCCTCACACAGGGCATAGAGTGCCTTGTTGAAGTGCTGCATGAAGGCGATATTCTTGCCGTCCGGTTCTTTGCCGCACCGGCTCGGGTGCAGGCGAGCAAGCAGACCTTGCGATCCACCTCTCACGTAGAAGCGGCGGGTGAAGCACCAAGTAGCCCACTGCCGGCACAACTCGTCAAGTTGATGGGTATCCATGGCCCTATCCCTGGTCGATGTTGTTCGCGATGTTTCTGCAATACCGTAGGAACTCCTTCAGCTGTCCCATCTGCTCCCTGATCTCGTTGGTGCAGGCGCCGTGCACCAGGGCGTTCTGGCTACTGCGCATTTTTCCGGCCTCGGTTTGCGGTCCGGTCGATTTTTCCCACGGTTTCCAATTGCGGATCAGTTCCGATTGCCGCGCCCGCCGCTCCGCTGTCCATCCGTTCGCCATGGTGTACCTCCAATAGTTCGTTCGATTGGTTTTCAGTTTTTGTCTCGTGCGCGTGTAGAGGGCTAGCGCCGTTGACGGTCGGGCCGTTGTTGACCTGCTGCTGTTCGGCGATGTTCGCTTGCTTGATAAAGGTGGCCGACCGCGGAGACTTGATCTCCGCCAGCGTCTCCAGCGTCGTACGGCACTGGCTCTGCGCCTTCAAGGCCATGCGGAGATACTTTTCCGCCACGTCGGTGTAAGAGCCGACGTTGCTACCAGCGCGCTGCGCCAAGGTGTTGAAGATCACATCCAGCGTGTTCGCCTGGTTGATCAGGATGCTTTCTGCCCGCCCCATGCTGCCGGCCTTCACATCCTTTTCATGCTGGCCAAGCTCTTGGGCGAGCGACGTGAATTTGTGATCGTTCAGCGCCTTGTCAAAAATGAGCATCGTCGTTGCCGCACGGACGACTGGATGCAGGCGAACTCTTGCCAGCGTTAAGTCGTGATCCTCGCCCGGCACCTGTTCGACAGAAAGGTGCTTCGTCTCGTCCGTATCCTTGGCATCATTCGGGCTGCTTGCCACCACATGACTCTTCCTGCTCTTGTCGATCAGCTTCATGGTGTTACTCCGATTAAATTGGTGGTATCGGCCCAGTCCGTCCCTACCTCGGGCGGGATCTGGATCTCGACCGCATACCCATCACGCACCAGGCGCCGGGCTAGGACATGGGCTGCGGCCTGCCCGGTGAAGCTGGAGTCGTTGTCTGCGGCGATGAGTACGCGCTTCACCCCGGCAGGCGGTACCCATGCTTCGAGAAGGACGGCATTGGCAGCGGCCCAGACAGGGACGCCGAAGCGAATAGAGGCCGCTAGGGCTGTTTCGATACCCTCGGATATACCGAGTGTCGGCTCGACCCTTGAAAGCCTCACAGCGGCCGTATTTAGCGGCTTCCCGGCCATAATCTTTTTGGGCTGAGGTACTGGCGCCTTGTCGCCGCCTTCGGTCAGGTAGGTGCGGTGGATCGATGCGCCGGTGCCGTTCGGGTACTGGAGCTTGCCGACCATCGCCGGGAAGCGGCCCAGGTCGCGGCCGTCCTCGTCGGTGTACCTGAGCCCAGGATGCAGGCGGAGCCCCGCCGGCACCTGCTCGATGCCGAGGCGCCGGTTCAGGTACAGCCACACTGGATCACCGCGCACCACCTCCCGGCTGTCGTTCCACACCTGGTGCAGCGCGCGGACCTTGCTGGCGTCGGTGCGCTCCGGCACGATCGGCCCGGGTGGCACTGTCCCCACGATGCGGTCGACCTGCTTGGCCGCTTCACTGAACGACCACCCCAACACGCCCTGCAGCAGCTTGAAGCCATCGCCCGATCCACAGTGTGAGCAAATCCAGGTACCGCGCCCGCCCTTGTCATCGAAGCGATATCGATTAGTCCCGGCGCAGATAGGGCAAGGGCCGTGCTTCTTTCGTAGGTAGGCCGGATCAACGCCCAGTTGCTGCAAGATGCCGGGCCAGCGTCCGACCGCCTCATCAGCCGTTTTGGACCTAAGCGCTTGCATGGCTTGCCTCCAATGCTTTCGCAGCCCGGATCTGCAGATGTTTCAGGAACCCGAGCACCTCCTTGCCTGGCGGCGCCGCGATCTGATTCAGCCCACGCGGCCAGACTCCATATTTCGCCTGGTACTTGTGCGATACCCATCCCGACTTGTAACCCTTCTCCTGCGCCATGCCCAGCAGCTGGGAATAGAACCTCTGCTTTTCAGTCTTCGATGCTTTAGGCTTCTTCCGGTCGAGGAGCACCAGGTTGCCGTCCTTGACGTCGACGTCGGCCTTGCGCTCCGGTGCAAAGCCACATTGCGGGCATTTGTGGACGTTTGTGAGCTTGACGTAGCTGCAGGACGGGCAGGCCTTCGGCAGCGACTCTTCCCGCTCCTGCGCTTCCCCGCCCTTCCCCTCCCTAGGTTTGCCGTCGTCGAGCTCGAGGGGAAACTCTTCCGTTGGAAACCCCAGGCGGGTCACCGTGCCCGAGTGGTCGAGGATCAGCGCGCGCTCCTTGCTCGCGTGCGGACGAAGCACCCGCCCTGCCATCTGGATGTAGCGGATCAGAGAGCGAGTCGGGCGCGCGAGGATCAGGGTGCGGCACGCTGGGAAGTCCCACCCCTCTGCGAGGATGCCGACATTGGAGATCACCATCGTTTCCCCGCTCTCGACACGGGCCAGGATCGCGCGGCGCTCCTCCTCCTCGGTGTAGCAGTCGATATGCTCCGCTGCGATGCCGGCGGCCTGGAAGCGCTCGACGATGTGCTTGCTGTGGGCGATGTTTGCCGCGAAGCAGACCGTCGGCGTGCCGCGCGCCAAGCGCAGCCAGTGCGTTACGATGTCGCCGACCAGCTCCGGCTTGTTAGCGGCGCGCCCCACATCGGCATCGGTGTAGTCCATATCCCCGAACGCATTGCGTGCCTGCTTGATGCCGGTCATATCCGGCTCGCTCGGGGCGTAGACGTCGCAGTCGACCAGGTAACCTCCCTCGATCAGCTCCGGGATCGTCGCCGCCACCGTCATGTGTTCGAACAGTGGGCCGCCGAGCTCGTCGTAGTGCTTGCCCAGCCCCTTAGCGTACGGTGTAGCCGACAGGCCGATCACCGGCACGCCCTTGGCCGCCGCGATGACTGCCCGGTATTCCCTAGAGCCGGCAACGGTATGCGCCTCGTCGATGAGGATCAGGTCGACCTCAGGCAGGCCGCGACGCGCCACGGTCTGAATGCTGGCCACCAGCACATTCTCGTAGAGCCTGGCAGTGTTCGCCCCCTGGATGATCCCGTGCGAGATGTCGGCCCTTCTGAAGCGTCGCGAAGTCTGCTCGACCAGATGCACGCGGTTGCAGAGGAAGATCACCCGCTTATGTTTCGCTCGGGCGCCGCGGACCAAGGCCATGCCGATCTCGGTCTTACCACTACCGGTCGGGCTGCAGAGCATTTCCCGAACAATCCCCCCAGCCAAGGCGCGGCGGAGGTTTTGAACGGCGATTGATTGGTACGGTCGGAGGGTCAGAGCGCCTGAAACCGGTTCGCCTTGGCTGGGCGGGTTTGGGGTTTTAAAGCTATGGCTATGGCTATGGCTATGGGTACGTGCACGACTGGAGCACGCTTCGTGCTCGTTTGGTGCTACCACCTGTGCCACGCTTCGTGCTTCAGAGGTGCTGGGATTGAACATCATGAGCGACCTCCAGAGACCAGCTGCAGCCGCTTCTTGTTCTCCCGATCGATGGCGATCTGCTTGTTCTTCTCGGCGATGATCCTGGCCTTGACGATCTCGCCCAAGGCGCGCACGTTGATCAGTCCCCCGACCTCTGTCCAGTCGGCGACAACAGTCCGGAGCGGGCGGCGCTCATTCTCCGACTGGAGGCCCAGCAGCTCATAGAGCGGCTCGATTTCGGGCGGCAGCGGGCGCCAAAACTGTACGCAGATGGAGTCGACGGCGCGGCGCTCGACCTCGGTCTCGGCGCGGATGAGCCGGTAGAGGGCCTTCCGGTTCGCTGGCAGCGGCCTGCCGGCGCCGTAATAGTGGTCCAGCATGAGCCTATAAGCGCCGTGCTCGATCACCGACAAATGCCCCGTAGCGCGAGCGTAGTCGCCGACGAAGTGCTTATAGAAATTCATGCCGCCCCCAGGTCGAGTTGCCCCTGAGGCTGTGCCGGCGGCTGATTTTTGCGCCCGCCGAAGAAATAGCGTGCTACGCCCTGATGGAAGAGACCATCGGGCCCGATAACGTTTTCACGCAGGGAGATGATCTCGTACTGGTCTTCCAGATCCTTTACCCGGGTTGCAGCGCGTAAGTAGCCGAGAGCTACGAGCTCATAGGTGTTGGCGCCGCGTGAGCCCAGGTACTCCAGAACCTTCGGTAAGGTGGCAAGCTGCGTATCTCCTGAGGTGCTGCGCAGCTGTAGGCCAGCCCACTGTATCTCGTTAACGACGTATCTGATATGCTCTGCATCGCAGTTGTACGTCTTCTTTTGCTTAGTCGTTGGGGCCTGGCCGCCACCACCGACATGTGAGGCGCCACCCTTTGGGGTGGCGTTTTTCACTTTTCGATCAGCCATTTGCACCTCCGTTCAGGAGGCGTTTGATGTCGGCGATTGACCAGGCAAGATACCTGTTGATGCGAATGGGGCGTAGCGGTCCGGTCTCGCTACTTGCCCAAACACGGAGTGTTTGCGGGCTGCGATTGAGGTGATAGGCCGCGCACTCTGTGTTCACATGGGTGCGCGTTTCCTGGTCGAGCGGAGGAAAAGCCGTAGCAGTTTGCATTCTGAATCATCCTTTCGCATCGCTGCGTGTTGAAGATGATTCATTGGAAACTGGGGTCCTAGTAGGGCCGCAAGAGTGGGGAGGTGGGGTGTTTTCGCCCTACTTGCTAGAGAAGCGTTGATGGTTCTCCATCCGTAACCGCTTTTGTTTGACTCCTTCTTTCCATGCCTCGTTGAACGGGTCTGGTCCTGCACCAAACAGATCAGGTCGCAATGCCATACATTTTTTCATCAGGATAGCTTTACCCCCATCCGGCACGCTCATCGGATTGTATTGAAGAGCTCGAGCCTCATCGATTATTACAATAATTTGCTTTTCTCTCTTTGATAATCCGAGTTCGTTCGGTTCTGATCGAGGTACCGCTGGAATAGTCGACGAGTCTGCACCAATTGCTTGGCTCTCGCCTGATCCGGAATTTCCTAATGGCGGTGCGCCGTTTCCCAGGCTTAAATTCTCCGCTTCGATGGCCTTCACTTCAATTGTGATGGCTACAAGGTCATCCGCCGTTAGATGCTTCTTCCAGTGACGGTCGTTTTCTTGCATCGGCTCTAGGGATACGAGACGCCCGTCCCAGACCCACTCACCTTGACCGGGCAAAGTATCTGCCAATCGCACTACTCTCACAGGAGAGGAAGGATGGAACGCCTTATGTGGGAAAGGTGCAGAACCGAGCGACTCAATGTCCCATAGGGTGGCGGGGGCGGCACGAAGAAAGCCACGGAAGTGGCGTCGATGGCGCTCAGCCTCTCTGCCGTCCAAAACTTCATCGAGGTTACGGATCTCGATTTTGGAAGCTTCAATATCTGTACGCGTTTTCACTGCTTCTTCTTGCGAAAGCTGGTCCCACTCAGTGAGTTTTCCGAGCTTTCGCCGTTGCAACCAAGCCTCGCCACGCTCAACGCTTTTGACTAAACCATCGCGTCTTTCGGTTTCGCGCCAATCCCCACCGTGCCGATACCAGCGGTCGCTAATGTCGAATACCAATCCTTCGAAAGCGAAATACAACGGGACACCGGGTTGCTGGGCATGCTGCAACAGTTGGCGTGGAGTGAGACTCCAGCGAGCAGCGAGCTCTGCCAGCGTGAGCGTGAGAGGTTCGAACATAGCACTCCTTCAAGTGCGCCTTCATGAATAAGGGCGCCAGTCAGGCCGGTGAAGGAGCCGGCTTTTCGTCCGCTAAAACTAGACTGGCGCTTGAACGGTAATCCCTATGCTTGGGCCACGACTCGTAGTCCAGGTGGCGCTGCAATAAACTCGATGTCGGCCTGCTCAAGCATCCATGCCTCGATCTTCATGTGCCAGAGTCGCAGAAGGTCCAGCGGTCTCCGTATGTAGTTCTGCTCCCGAACGCCTTGTGGAGCGTGACCCTGAATCTGTGCCGCAATGCCAGCAGGCATTTCGACCCATTCGCTCAGTGTGGCAAACGAGCGGCGCAAACCATGCAGAGTAAGGTGAGGCAATCCCGCAACCTTGAGCGCTTCATTGTGCGCATACCGCGGCTCGGCGACGCGGCCGTCAGCAGAAGCGGTACTCGAAAACACCCATTCGTTACGGCGGGGTAGTTGCGCCAGCAGGTGGCTGACATAGGGCGTCAAGGGGACCATACGGAAGTCCTCAATTTTGTCATTCAACTTCATCCTGCCCCACTGGAAGTCGACATCCGCCCATCGAAGTTGTGCGAGTTCCTCCCGACGTGGCCCAACAAGTAGCAGGCACTGCAGGTAAGCACTGATGACAGGGTTGCCTAGCTGGCGCACCGCGCTGAACCAAGGCGCCAACATCTCGCGCTGCAGAACGTCGTGTCGCCTCTTGGGCTTACCCAACGTCTCGCGAGTCCTAGTGCTTTTCGTTGGATTGGCAGCAATGATGCTCGAGTAAACTGGATGCGCAGTGCACCAGTTCATGCAAGCTTTGAGAAGGCGCCAAGCCAGCCTTGCACTACTTGGTCGGCTTTTCGCCTCTTCCTTCGCCCAGGTTTCAACGCGATCGCTCGTGAGGTCGACCAATCGAACGCCGGCCAAAGAGTAGAGTGCTCCTGACTGCGTCACCTTGGAACCACGCTTATGCGGCTCTCCTCCCGCTTGCATCATCTGATGATGAGAACGGAGATGAAGATCAGACCATCCACCCTCTCTTGTCGCGATCCGGTCAGCAATATATTCCGGCCACACGTCCGCTAGAGTAATCGATTCCCGTAGCTGTTTGGCCTGTTCCTCGGCAGTCGCAGCCGCCTTTGCCGCTAGCTGGTCGGCCTTGAGTTTTCGCGGATCTTGGCCACTGTCGACGAGCACTTTCAGCCGGCGGGCCTCCGTTTGGGCTGCCGGGATATCCCATGAACGGGGATCACCGATCGTGATACGGATCGTCTGCTGATTCAGCTTTGTCTGGAAGATGTACGACTTAGCGCCGCTAGCGGTTACGCGAAGGCCCAAGCCAGGCGAGCCCGTATCCCACAGGAAGGATTGGGGCTTGCCGACCTCACATTTGAAGTCTTCTATCCTGCCTGCTGTGAACTTAACCTTTGCCATTTGAGTCTCCATAGTCGCGTCATGTAACCGCCATGTAACCCAAATAGTAGCATACCGATCTACGCCGATGTATGTCAACTCAGCCGACTATATGCATTAAGCACATGATTTGAAACGAATTTCTCTATGAACGATATGCCAATCAACACATCGGAATATCAAAGACCTAGGATTTGTAATCATCAGGTGGCGGGTTCGAGTCCTGCAGCCGGCACCAATAAATTCAAGCACTTAGCCCAGCCTTCATGGTTGGGCTTTTTGCTTTCTAGGGCCTATGTAACCCCTATGTAACCCGGCCGAGTTCTCATATCTCGGCTGGTAACCTGGGCAGTCGGATTGCAAACGTCAGATTACTGGTACAGAAAAGCTCGGCTTAGTGTCGTTATCCCTTAGCTTCGGCCCTAAGCTCATGTAGACGATTCGCCCTCCTCGCTCTACAGAGGAGTCGCGATTTTTCGTTTGTTTTGTCCACAAGGGCCCTTGATTCTCCTACATAAGCCACTATTTTCTAGCAACCGGATAATGTATAATCTCAGACCCGCCTCAGAATCGCCAACATCATAGTTGCCGCATAGCAACAACTGCTGCCGTTTAGAGCAGCACGTTATGAATACCTGTTGACACAGTTACCCAAAGTTGTAAGATCGACAAATGCAAATTCCAAATACGGCTGCAGCAGTTCGGCGCAAAGCCGCACCTTGTGAAAATGGTGTGCAGGCGTTGTTGCGTTCGTTGGAGGGGCTTGGCATTTCTCCGAAGGCCGTAGCAGAAGTGCTACCTCCATGGTGGGACAACTCTATTGCCGATGACCCATCAGGCCTGGCCGAGCTCAAAGTCATGCTTGCGCGCCGGCTTTCATTGGACCCAAAATCCCTGTTTGGAAATGGTGAGAAAGTCGATTTTCTGCCTGTTGTGCGTCGTTACAAGGGCGGCCGTGAAGATCTGATAAAAAAGCTAGGTGCCTCTACCGGTCTTGCAAATGGCCTGTGTCGGACGGCCTTGTCCTTGGTTGGTGAGCAGCAGTTGGAGCATTTGAAAGATCCTGTTGCGCTCCGCCAAAGCATTCTCGCGACCGGCGCTCCGTATGTCGGTTTGAACGAACTTCTGAATGTTTGTTGGCGCGCGAATGTGCCAGTTTTGCATGTGACTCTTCCCGAAAAAGTCAGCAAATTTGATGCGCTTGTCGTAAGCAATTCTGGGCGTTATGCAGTAGCTCTTTGTCGGAAAGAGAACAGTGAGGCATGGCTTGCCTTCCATCTCGCACATGAACTCGGACATATCGCACGCGGGCACCTTGAGCTCGATGGGATGTTGGTTGATGAGAAAATTGATACGGATACTGCGCAGCAAGAGGTCGAGGCCAATGATTACGCCGCTAAGCTCATGGGTAGTGCAGATATAGACCCACCAAAGCTGAGCTTTAGGTTAACAAGTACAGCTTCTCAATTTGCTGCAGTTGGTAAAGCTAATCGCGTATCGCCTGGTCACTTGGTTCTGAAGGCTGGTAGCCTTGCAGGTAATTTCGGCGCCGCGCGACGCGTGCTGGATAGAGTCGAGCTTGCACCTTGTGCACGTCAGTTGATCAACGAGCGCTCGGCTGAGGAGTTGGCTCCATATTGGAATTACGACACCGAGGAATTTATTTCCCAGTTTTTTTATAAAACTGGGGTTTAGTTTTGGCAGGTAGCTCGTCTGTAATTCATCTACTGGATAACGATTTTCTCATCAAGTTGGCTCGGTGGGATTTGCTTAGCGAGTTCCTTGAAGCGTATGAAATAACGGTCTCAGACGTCCGTGCAATTCTGACGCTTCGCAGCCGTGTCTACTACGGTGGAGTGCGCTCCAAGCCCAATCTTAAGTTGTGCGGTACCACTGCGGCCGCCGAGCGTCTTTTTAATTTTCTTCAGACAGTAAAGCCGCCCATACCGACTGACCCGGACTTTACGAGTCTTGCAACTGGCGTTACTGGGTTCGATGATGGGGAAGTGGTTTTGGTAAGCGCACTCTGTGCTGGCGGTGGCCAGTATGTCTATACGGGTGACAAACGCGCAATCAAAACTATGGTCGAGTTCCGCGATACCGAGTATGACGTAAAGTTTCGAAACCGGGTCATTTGTCTTGAGCAAGCACTCCTCCGGATGATTGATAAGCATGGATTTGCTCACATTCGCCAGAGTATTACTGCTGATCTGGCCGCTGACACTGGGATTGGAACCAACTGCTTTTCGCTGGCAGCTCAAACCCCAGAAGACCATGTTCGGACCTATTTAGCGACGAAGATTACTGAATTGCAAACTGATTGCGGCGGCATTCTGCGCATGTAATCACTTGATTCGCATCACTATCTGACCTCTACGCACTTAATGACGTAATGTTGTTTTGGCGCTCCAAGCGAAGCTCAAGTAGTTTTTTCTCCGCGCCTGCTCCTGTAGGAAGTCCCCTGATGCATCTCATGAGGCTTTAAGTAAGCGGCGTATCTCTTCCACCGGCCAGCTCAGCCTTCCATTGATCCTCACTGGCCGGATCGGTCCCTGCTCTGTTGACGCCCACACCCGCATCGTTTGCGGCCGCCGGCCCAAGTGATGTGCCGCACTTGCCGTGTCCACGTGTGTGCGCTGCTCAAGGTCGAGTGGTACGAACTCTAGTCCCATAGAGCCGCAGCCTTTCCGCTTAGAGTCGTTCATGGTTCCAACCTTCCAATCGAACAAGATGAATCAACGGTGCCAAGTTCGATTGGACGTGGTTGCAAAATGATCTTCTAAGCCTGGGTACGCAATTGCTTTCGGCTGGCGGCAGAGTGCGTTAGGTACAACGGGCCACCTAACAGCAACGAACGTGTTAGGTGCAAATCGTCACCTAACCACCTACGAACGCTGTTAGGTGATGGGTTAAAGGGGGTGCTCAACCCGTCACCTAATGACAGTTTAGAGGTAGTTTGCCCCAAACTCATGAGTGAGCAAAATCTGCAGCTGAGCTACCCTACTTTCCCGCGTTTCGCTGACGCCCCGTGAGTCAGCAAAGACTAAGCAACCGTCGAATCTCAGCCACTGGCCAGGCCAGTCGGCCATTGATCCGTATTGGACGGATAGGCCCCTGTTCTGTCGATGCCCACACGCGCATAGTCTGTGCCTTACGGCCGAGGTGATGCGCGGCGCACGACGTATCCACATGGGTGCGCTGCTCAAGATCTAAGGGAACAAAGCTCGAAATGTGCTGAGCAATGGTTTGTCTGTATGTGGCAACTGACTGCGGCATAAATATGACTCCGGAACGAACGTGGAGCAGATACTGCCAAATCGATGAGTGCCTTTGGACCGAAAACGACACGCGGCGCCAATTTTTTGCTTTTCGAGCGCAAAAAGATGAGAAACTCCTGCTCGGTTCCCCGACAGGCGTTGTTTCCAAACCAATCAGCGCTGCTGTTTCCCTGCCGAGATAGCCCGATCAATGCTCTCTGCAGTCACTCTAGTAGCGCGTTGCCCGATCTTCACTATCTCGAGCTCGCCGCGGGCCGCCATCCGGTAAACTGTCGCCCGGCAGACGTCCAGCTTCTTCATCACGCTCGAAATCCTGTACAAGGTCTGTTCCATGCTCTTCTCCTCAGTTGAAACCTGCACTGTATAGTGAGACCTCAGCTGTCGGTCTTAACTAGGCGGAGCGAAGGGCGCGACGGTCGTAACGGATGCGTGTCGGCCATGGCCGCTGCCAGTTGAAGCATCTCGCTACGCGCTCGTTGATCCATCTGTCGTGTATGGCGCAAAAGGGCGGCCTCCCAGGGGGCGAGCTTGGTGTCTTCTTGGTCGTTTTCCATAAGATCCTCGATCGGTAAGGCGAAGCTCAGTTGCAGGATTTGACCAGGCGAAGCGCCGGCCGCAAAGGGAACAGTTCGACATACATCTCGGATAGCGGCAGGAAATGCGCGCGCTCGTCCGGGGCAATCATTCGCAAATTGCGCACCAGCGCGGCCTCTAGCGGGTCGAGTTTGTCGATTTCGTGGTTCTGTTGGCTCATTCTGGGTCTCCAGTCAGGACAGACAGGTCGCTCACGATCTCAGCCGCAAGGTCTGAGCAGGTACGAAGGTTGCTGAGCTGCCGCGCTTCCGGAATGATGTTCGTCACACCCAGCAGCGAGCACATGACACTAGCGCGGCAGGCAATCCGTTTAATCTCAGCAGCACGAACTTCAGGCGATCCGAGGATTATCTCGATGGCTAGGTCAAACCCTTGGTCCCACTCACCGAGCAGCTGCAGGAAGTATTCGCGCGGCAGGTCGGAGGAGCATAGGGAGCAGGACCCGCTGTTCTCGTACTGCTGAACAATCTTAGCCCGGCGGATCTCGCGCCAATCCTGGTGCTTGCCAACGTTTTCGTCGCGTTGTGATGCCCAGGCCACGGCGGACTCACGGCCCTCTTCCCGCGCATTCTGCTCAGCGGTAAGGTACCTCATGATTTGCTCCTGGCAGCCCGCTTGTTCAGCGACTCAGCCTTCTGAAGGGAGCGATCGTTGTTGACCACAAGGGTTAGCGAGGCAAGGCGCTTTAAAGGAAAGGCCTTGGCCATTGCCTCGATGACGTCCAGCATCTCAAGACGCTGTTGTGGCTCCATGGCGCGCAACGCGGCCAAGGTGCGATGCTCGAGGTAGGAATGTACAAATGGATTGATACCAGGCATGTGAGCCTCCTTTGTCGGTGTTTAAACCGCTGCCCGTCGCCAAACGGGGGGGAGCGGCAAATGGTGAGGTTGGCGAACCGGTGACAAAGGAAACCGGCATACCCGAAGGTATCCCCACCACCGCCGCTCATAGGAGACGCAGTGGACGGACGTAAAAAAACCGCCTAGGGGCGGGTGTCCGCCTTTGTCTGTTATCGAGTCGCCAAACTCGTTCTCCTTTTTCTCGGAGACGTATTTAGGCTACGGGAGCAAGATCATTTCGTCAAGGAGTTTTTTGTGTCGTGCGACCGAACGCGCCACTTGTTAAGCTTTTTGGTAAGGGCAATGAGGCGTCAGCTATCAGAAACATAAACGGCGTTTCTTTCATCGGTTTAAATCCTCGGGATCAAAAAGTAACCACGCGATTACTCTAGGGAAAAGTAGAAGTTATCGATTAGCATATTCACGTATAAGCTGGTCGGCATGTATTAATACTTGACCTATCACAAGCGCTTCGCCATGTCCCACCTTAATTGAACGCAACACCCGCCGAAGCGGGTGGCAAAATTTTAATAGCAAGAAGCCGTTATGTCTTTGGACCGACAAACGAAAGAATCTTCGCTTCTACTACTCCCTTTGTCGCGCAGCCGGGTTCGGTACCAGAAGATAAGGAAGGGGTCTTTGTGGAAAAATCTATGGTTTTGGCAGCCTGCCCAGCTGGGCGCCCATCGAGCGTCGAAACTGCCGTCTTTATGTCCAGCACATACTTCGTGTTGACGATAACGCTGGTGCCGGGCCCGTCCGGCGCCACATAAATATTCGAGCGCCCCTCTAGTCTGGTGGTTCGATTGACGTCGAAGAGCTGGCCAAGGCTGTTGTTCGTCCTGTAGCCAGCTGAATCGGCGGTGTTGTACTGTGTTACGCCATTTGCAAGGATGTGACTCGAAGATCGCGACGTGCTACCGCAATCGATGTATTCGGATGGTCGGTTGCTCGTGAAAGAAATATTGATGATGCGAGAGTTTTTGTCGATATTGTTGATGACGAAGAAATCGCTACTTAATTCCTTAACGAGTTGATCCCAGACGGCATCGAACGGTTTGGCAATTTTCGCTGAATTATTGACAGCCACCCTTGTCGGCGGGCTGTAGTTGGTCGATGTTGCACATGCAGAAGCGAAGCATATTACCAATCCTAGCACTGCCAAGTTCTTCATGTCTGCCTCCTCAAGTCGGCATCGGTGCGTGCCGTTCGCTTACCAATATTACGCCCGAGTTCGTCACCTTTAGTAAAAATTCAATGGCAGTTGCGGCCACCCAACAGAAAGAAATGGTTGGCCCCTAATTAGGTGGAATTAAGTTTTGAAATATGACTGCGGCCCAAAGGGAACACTTCTAGTACAAGGTTAATTTCTGCGGAAAAGATACTTGGGCGAGGTATTCGGTCTTACTAGTCTCGACGCAATTCGTTTAATTTGGGAAAACAAGTCAAACACGTCCGTGACAATCAGATAGTATTTTTCCAATTCTACAACGTATTATTCCTTGGCGAAACGCACGCTTAGATGCCCATACCAAGGTTGGCGCAGATGGAAGAGAGAGAGTTTTTCAGTGGCGAAAACGTGTACGTCTCGCTAACGCGATTTATTGCGTTTGGGAAAACTTACGCTATGAGCGGAGTCACGTCGGTTAGTGCGGCAGAGGGAAAACCAGATTACAGCGGCTCAACACTCATGATGATTGTTGGGGCTATTCGCACCCTCATTGGCCTCTCGGCGCCGTTTTTCTTTCTGCTTGGGATTGCGCTGATCGCGGCTGGCTACTATTCACGGAGCTCGAAAACCCCGGACTACTACGTCACGCTAACCACCTCCGCTGGCCACGTACAAGCGGTCCACAGCAAGAACAGGGAATACATCGCTAGCATTGTCCAAGCGCTCAACGACTGCATCGTCGCCCGCGGCTGATCTGGTAGGACTCATGAAAGCAGTCCTAGTCACCCTACTCGCGCTCGAGCTTAGCTCGTCGACCGCATGGGCCCAGCGCTCGCCAGATCCCACAATCGAGCAGCAAAGGCGTGTACTCGCCTGTCATGAGCACGCAGATCGGGATATGACGAAGCCGGTCGCCATGCCGGCAGGCGCAACTCGTGCGTGGGAGTTCGAGCGAGCGCAGCGGGTCAAGCTCTGCCTGGCCAAAGCTGCAGAGGTCGATGAAGCGGGAGATCGGACGCTCAAAGCGATGTGTTTAGAAGGCCCTGCAATAATTGATGCTGGTAGGTCAAGAAACGTCTGCTCTTCGCAACCCGTCGCGGATGCGATAAACCTGTACCGTACTGACTCGATAATATGTGGCAATAGCTACGATTCGGGTACCGCCCGCAGCCAAGGTGCGAATTTCTCTTACCTCTTGGTCTGTTAGTTTGGCCCGGGGGTGGCCAATCCCGGCTTTGCGGTAGTTGCAAGCTGCATTAATAGCTGCCTGCTGATCTATGTCGACAGGTGTGCTGGCCCAGCGTTGCCCATGTGCGATACGGGAAACCTGCGCCTGCACGACGCTGAATAGTGCTGCGATGACCCGCTGCTTCCACCCCTGCGCGAGTAGCGTTCGGATCACCTTAACGTCTTCGGCAGTCAGTTTGGCGTTGGCGTTGAGTTCGCCCGTAAATCGCTCTCGCAGTGACGCGCTAATACGCTCCCGTATCGTCTCTGATACAGTTCCGCCACGGTTCCAAGCTGGCTTGCCTTTACTCCTGGTGTTGTCGATCAAACGCATGGACAGCTTGCGGCGATGCTCGGTGGTGAACATGCGGCCCTTGTTATTGCGACCAAACTTATTCCCGCGCATCCGCAACGACTGTTTGATACGTGTTGCTTCCGACCGCTTGCAACCAAGCGCGCCCTCGCCACCATCGGTCAGATTGATCAAGCGCGTGCCATACGCACGGTGGTATGCGATGGCGGCAATTTCATCTCGGTGCAGCACGGCATTCTCACGTAAGACGAAGATGACGACTTGGTGCCCGCGTTCCAGAACAGAATTTATCCAGTGATGCCTGTAATTACGTCGCTTCGCCCGCGCCTCCGACAGATGGTTACTTAAACGGCGCGGCAGCGTATCGACCGTCTGACCGATATAGCGCAGCTCACCGTCTT